TCCACGCCCTTACACAGCCAGCTTCCGACGCCGGCTTCCGGCCTCGCGAGCGCGTAGCTCAGCTGGTAGAGCAATTGACTTTTAATCAATAGGTCCTGGGTTCGAGCCCCAGCGCGCTCACCAAAAAGCCCAGACTTTTCCAACACTTACATCTTCCGCGAACGTCGCCATAGCCGACCGGTTTCCAATTTCAGCCTCGCGGTTTCCAAACTCCCGTTCACGCACCGTTCGGGGAACCCATTCTGCGCTTTGTTCTCGTCTCGTTCTCATGCTAATTGGCCGGCCCTCTTTGTGAGCCCGAGGCCATGTCCCGCCGCCGCAGTACCCCTCCGACCTACACCCGGACCAGCGAGCCGGGTGCGCATCACAGTTGCCCACCGCCTGCGCCACCGCCGCGCAAGCCCTACCCTCACCACTATTCGCGGTCCGACATTGAGCGGATCGCACACCAACTGGCGATGGTCTGGGACGAGCAACACAACGTGCGCCTGGGGCCACAGGTCGCCAAGCTGTGCGAGGCAGGATTGCGGATGCTGCTGTCGGAGCCGACGCGCAAAGAGGTGATGGACATCCTGCGGTGCGAGCGGTGCGCTCCGGACCCTGACGGCCCCGCATGCGCGGCATGCGTGGCAAGGACGAACGAGATCGTCAGGATTTTTCAGGACCAACGGCGCAAAGACTGGAGCCTATAGGACGCTCAGATCGGTCGGCACGTCGCCATAGCTGCCCAGCACCTCGGCGTCGCCGAACTCGCCCAACGCTGGATCTCCCGTCCGGCCGAATGCGACGGCCCCGACATACTTGGGGTCACGCGCCAGGGCTTCGGCCCGGCGGATCGCCTGGGTGGGGCTCTGACACTCCGTGGCCTCGGCAGGGGCCGGGCCGTCCTCCGAATCAACGAACGGGAGCGCGACGTAATAGGTGACCGACATGGCGGGCCTCCACTGAGGCTGGGAAGGGAGAACGAAATCGGAACTTCGTCAAGAGAAAGTGTGATCAGGCCAAATTCGCGGAACGAATCGCTTCGGCCCAGATTGAGTCCCGTCCGAGGAGTTCTGTGATGCGTTCGTCCCCCTCGATCGTTCCCGGTCATGCCGGCGAGACGGTCTATCTGGTGCTGGACGATTTCGGCGCCCGCGGCCAGGTCTTCCGGGAGACCGATCCGCAACATGCTGATCTGGAAAGTACCATCGGCGATCTGATCGCCGGGCAATACAACGACCCCGTGGCCGTCATCGCGTTCAACGCGCTGGAAGGTTGGTCGCGAGACGTGTCCGCAGATATCGCCACAGAGATCCAGCGACGCGCGGACATGGCATTCGAAGACGTGTCGTCGTCGATTGAGCGCTTCGTGGACCGGCATGTCGGATGGGAGCGCCAGTTGACCCTGCGCCTCCCCCGCTCACCTCCGCGACTGCGCGTCGTCAGATAGCCGCGCCACCATCTTCTTTTACACCTTTCGCCACGATCCGGAGGCTGCCGTCCGGCAGCGGCCGTTGCAGCCGCAGCGCCTCCTCCGCCGGCGCGGTGAGCCATGTCTCGATCTCATCGGGCTCCGTCAAGATCACCGGCATGGCCTTGGGATGGATGGCACCGACCTCTGCGTTGGGCTCGCAGGTGAGGAAGCCATAGAGGTCCGCGGTGACCTCGCCCTCCCGGATTTTGCGCACACTGGTCCAGTTGCACCACAAGCCGGCAAACACCGCGAGCGGCCGCTCCTCGGCGAGCGCGAACCAGATATCGCCGCCGGCCTCCCGATTGAGCTCACTGAAGGACGTGAACGGCACCACGCACCGGTGCTCCACGCCCAGCCAGCGGGTCCAATGGCGGGATTTGACGTTGCGGATGTTGGTGGTGCCGCTGTCCGGCTCCTGCTTGACCAGCTTGGGGAGATCGACCTCTTGCCCTTTGGCCCGGAGCTTGTCCGCCCGGCGCATCGTGGCTTGGTAGAGCGCTTGGGCCGAAGACGGCATGCCCCAGCGGGCCATGGTCAGCTCGCGCGCACCGTCAGGGGCGTTGCGGACGATGGGGGCCGCGTAGTCCGGAAAGATGCCCGGCTGGGGCGGCAGGTTGCCCGTGGTGTCCCGCATGGCGCGGGTCAGCGCAACGATGGCGGCTTGCCCCTTGGTGAGGGAGTAGAGGTTGCACATTAGGACTTGCCATCTTGGCCCGACAGAGCGAACTCGAAATTAGCCTTTCGTACTGCAAGAGTGGACGCCAGCGTACCTGGATCCGGATGACCATTGTTCGCCGCAGCAATACGGCTTGCGACCAAATTCAACTCGGAAAGCCACTCAACGAGATATTGCTCCCTAGCTTGATACAATGTGAACACTGTTCCGTAGTCGATACCTTCTTCAAACTTGGTTTCTATCGCAGAGGAGCTTGCCTTTGACAGCACTCTTACGATGTCGGCACCCAAGCTAGGATTTATAATCCCGATTTTTGCGGCGTTCGCCTGGTAGATTGGCGCCTCAAAACCAACTTGCTTAAACACATTCCAACCAGCAGCCGGCCTACCTGCTTCCATAATTGATTTTATCATATAGCCCCATAGTCGGGTCGCTTGCACCTGTTCGGTAACCGCTGATTGAACTGCTATTATTTCGGCCCAGAATGCCGATAACAATGCTCGTAGTTCCCTTTCGGCATTATCAGCATCAGCCTTCATTTGAAGGGCGAACGCATGCTCTCTGGATTCCCGATCTAGTTTAGCCTGAGCCGCTTGCGCCTTGACCAGATTTTTGAAGCCACGCTCCGTCTGCCATGCGACCACAGACAGACCGAAAAATGCACCGAACAGTGTAGCGAGACCTTGATCTATATCCCAGCTCGACTGCTTCAGTGCCCAAAGCAGGTTAAAACAAGCCAGTACCAATGTTGAGGCTAGCGCGATCTTAAGCGCAGCAGGTAGCCGCCTAAAGTTGCAATATCGAAGCATTGTGACAGGAGGTTTGCTGTGGGCAGGCGTTTAGTATGCACGGGCTCCAAACAAAAAAAAGCCCCGCCACCCGTAAAGGTGGCGGGGCAAGTCTGGGAGAAAACGCCCAGAGGGCTTCGAGCGGCGGGCGGGCCCGCCGAACCTATCGCTGCTGGGCCTCCAGCCTGGCGAGCCGCCGATCGGTCTCGCCTTCCGCGTTACGGCGCATCAGCTCCGCAACCTCGGCAAGGGCTTCCGCTCCGCGCTCCTGAGCTTCGGCCACTCGGACCGTCGCCTCGGTTAGCCTCTTGACCTCGACGACCAGATTTCGGGCCGGCTGCATGTCGGCCACTGTCAGCGAATCCACGATCATGTCCGTCGTGCCGGTGGGTGCCTTGGCCTTGCGAAAAAAATTGAAGAACGTCGCTCCCACCACGCCGAAAAACAGCGCGATGTTGACGATCCATTGCTGAGCGGCTGAAAGCCCGGCGACATCAGACGGCTGCATCCGTGCGGGCCTTTCGCGCTTCGCCAGCGTCGCCGGCCGCCCTTACACAATTCCATGAGTCCAGCAGGAACAGGATCGGATACACCGCCAATCCCGTCGATGTGTTCGGGGCACCGATCAGTCCCAGCGTGATCTGCGCCCAGACGAAGCAGGCCAGAATAGACATGATGGCCCGCACATAGGGTGATGCCCGGCTGTATCCCGTGTCCGCAAAGGTGCCGTTGATGATCAGCGCCACAACCCGGACCAAGCCGACCGTGATCGCAGCAAGCCCCCAGGTACGCTCTGACGCCATCACCGCCATATGGGCGAATGATGGGGAGGCAGAGAACGTGTCTCCGGGCGACAGCAGAATCCACCCCCACGCCACCAGAGCGCCCGACAGGAACCACTCGCTCACCCGTGTCGGGAAGTGGCGCTTGATGCCCGTGGCGATGCGCACGATCATCACGGCGAGCCCCCATAAGATCGCCGGACATCGCCGTACCAGCCCCGGAATCGTCGGATGACGGCATTGGCCTGAAGCCGCCCCGCCCGCTCCCGCGCGGCAACCACCAGCACGTCCTCGCCGACGCGGGGGTCCTGCACCGCCACCTCACGGGCGAAGGGGGGCTCCATCGGCAGGCTCCGGGCCAGCGGCTCCCTACCGCTTGAGGTGGAGCATCCTGCGGACGCCATCACCAGACAGGCGACAGCGAGCATCCGCAGGTGCCTTATCGATCTCGGTTTGCAGGTCACGGATCTGCTCCTGGTTGGACTGATGCATCTGCTCAAGGGCTTCGGCGTCGCGCTGGGCGGACGCGGCCGCCTGCTCGGCGATATTGAGGTCCTGCCGGACGACGGCGATCTCGGCGCGGAGAGCGGCCGCTTCACACTTGGCGGCCTCGTACCGCCGGCCAGTCTGGAAGATGCCGAGGACGATGATCCCGCCCAACGCGATGGCGGCGGCGTAGACCAGCACCGTGGCCTTGATGCCGGCCACGCGCCCAAGCAGGGACTGGATCATGCGAGCCGGCCTTCCCGCTTCAGGTCCACGACGGACTGCTCGGCCCTCCGCTGGCTGGACCAGATGTAGAGGCCGGTGCCCATGGCGAGCGCGGCGTAGACCCACCACGGGACGGCGCCGATCACGTCAGTGATGGGCTCAAGCTGCTCCCGCACGTCGTCGAAGGCGGAGCGGAGCACACCCACGAACGCTGCCACGCCGGTGCTGACGGTGCCGATCTGGGCGACCAGACGGGAGCGGAAGGTCTCTTTCACCGCCGGCACGGTCGGAGCGATATCGGCGGCCGTGGCCTTCTCCCGCGCCTCGGCAATCGGCCGCTTCCACACCTCGGCACGGTGCGCCATGGTGGCCTTGGCGAGTTCCGTCTTGAGGTCTTCCGTGATGACAGGGGCACCATCGAGCCGACGGTCGTTCATAAAGGCCGCGATGCCGGCGGCGGTCTTGCCACCCCACTTCCCATCGGGATCGCCGACCTCGAAGTATCCGAGGTCAATCAGCGTCCGCTGCACGGCCTCGATGTCGGATGACGTTTCCCCGTGCGGGACGGTCACACCAACCAGCGGCAGACCAGCAACGGTCAACGCGCCCGTCGCCTTCGGATCATAGTGCGTGTCCGGAATCTTTGCCCACTTCGCATAGGCCGCGGCCAGCTTGGTGTCGTACTTGTTCGCCTTGTAGCTGGCGCCGTTATAGCCCCGAGCGAAGGCCGCCCAGTTGTGGTTGCGGATGTGGACGTCCAGCCCCTTGGCGATGATGAAGCGGATCATGCCTTCCAGATGCGCGGCTTCGTCCTCCGCGAACGCATTGACCATGGCCTGCGGCGTGGGGTAGCCGGACAACCGATGGTTCTCGCCGAGGATCTGTCCAAGCCCCCATGACGCCGCCTTGAGCGCCGCCGTCTCGTCGATCTCCATGGCTTTCAGGAGCCGCGGATAGCTGTCGGCAGGATAGTCACGCTTCCACTTGGCATACGCGAGCCCGGCCTTCACGGCCCGATCCCGCTTCGCCCCAGACAGGTTGCGGTAGAAGACGTGGGGTTCGAACAGCATCTTCACCCGGCCCTGCCGGTCAAAGCCGCTGCCCGCAGCCTCCACGTCCATCACGGCGTGAATCTCGTCCTCGCCGACGCCGATCATGGCGCCAATGCGCGGCAGGTCGAGGTCGTCGATACGACGCCCCGCACCCTTGAAGGTGACGGTCATGATGGAATCCTGTTTCAGAGAGCGCGGAAGCCGATGGCCCCGGCGATTGAGCGCGGCCGCGTGCGGACGGCGTTGCTGTCGTTCCCGGAGTGCACTTCCCAGATGTTGCCGCGCACCTGCCGGACGAGTTCGCCGACATGGCCACGCCAGACGACCACCGCACCGGGCTTGGGACTCGTCGGTCGGCCGTAGTGCAGCCAGTGCCGGGCGAGGTTGAACCGCTTGTCGGCCACGTCACGCCTCTGGCGCATGTACCACCCGCACCAGCGTTTCGGACGGGCATCGCGCACCACGCGACGGGCAGGCGCTCCACGGCCCGCTCTGGGGCGCTCAGGGGCCTTCTGGACGGCCTCCGTGATCTGGACGGGCCATTCCGGGTTGGCGGCGGCCGGCGTCATTAAGACGCAAAGCAGCGCCGCTGCGATGAGTGGTCGCATCGGAGGTCTCATTTCGGTGCGCGTCATTAACGCCTGGCTTGATCCAAACACTCGCGAACAAGCACGAGTGACCCGCTATTCGCCTGCGGCTCAATCCGCCAACATGGTTTCGACGAGAAGCGACTCTAGCGTCGCGGTGTCCGCCGTGTCGGCCAACTCCACCGTTAGTGAGAGCGTGATGTCGAGATAGGCAGACATGGCTCCTGATACCTGGGCAGAGGTTGACTGTCCGAAGGCCGTTGCATTCCCTGCATTAGTGCCGGCTATCAGGTAGTCGATGTTGTCCCGATAGAGGGCTTGGCTAAGCAAATGTGAGCGAGCTTGGGATGCGGCCGCTACGTTTGCCACCACCAGGTTGTGCCCACCGTTACTCGCCCGGAGGCGGAGGGCCTTGGCATTGGCGTTGTTCGTATGGGACCAGTTGTGGGTGACGCGGAAGCCGCCCTTCGTGCCCATGGAGTTGGCGGGAATAATCACGCTCGCGACCACTGTTTCGGTGGTGGTGCCGGTCACGGAAACCGCACTGCCTCCGCCGCCGACGCGCCGCCAGACGCCTCGATAAATTTCCCAGGTCGCCAAGGCTTCTTGTTGTTCGGTCTGAGGCCTGTAGGGTTGTAGGTCGTCCACATCCAACTGGATGCCAGCGATGTAATAGAGGCCATCGGCTGATGGTGATTGGAATGGCGCAATCAGGAGGTTCCCGGTGGCATCGAGCGCCACGGCCGTTTCCACCGTGTGACGCTGCCACCCTCCCCCCATCCGCATCGTCGCAAAGGTGCTCCCCACGCCGGCATTGAACGATGTGCCGGCGGCCCCCCTTGCGTAAAAGGATAGCACCGCCCTTTTTCCGCGAAGAAGATAAGCGCCGTTGGCGATACGCCCACGCCATAGCGTCTCCGTAACGCCCGCAACGTCGCCCTCCACCGATATTTCTGCCGAGTAGCGGATGGGGCTATTAGGCGGCACGTCGGTGGAGCGGCTGACAGTGTTGGTCACACCGGAGAAGCTGCTGAGATTGAATCCTGCGGCAGTCTCCCCCGGCGGCAGGTTGGCCGTGCCTCGTGGCCAGAGAAGCAGGCTGCCGTTTGGTACTTTCATTAGATGTTGCTCCGCCAAAGTACGGCATAGTGATTGACCGTTTCCGGCACGTCGTAGCCGAGGCGGTGGAAGAAGCTTTTGGTTGAGCCCCGGCTCATAAGCTGACCTCGGTTGGAACCCCAGCCGTCTACGACAACGTCTTGCGTCTCCCCATAGGCTGTAAACTGGACGGTCCCGGTAGGAGCGCCGCTAAGAGTTAGTTTGACCTTGTTACCTTTGATCTCGGCGCTTTCGACCGTTGTGTTGGTTGGGCCGCTCCACCCATCGGCGGCGTACATTGTGAAGCCGCCATTTGGCACTGACCGGATGCGCTCGTACTCCCACTCAAGCGGGCCTTCTGGGACGGCAAACTCAATCTCTGCTGCCGAGCCATCTAGCTCGTAGTTGATGGGCCAGAGAGGCGTCCACGTCTGACCGAGAGTGCAGACGGTATGATAGGCGAGCGCGCACAACTCGGCGGTCGCCATACGGCCTTTGACCAACTGATGAATGGTGTCCCAAAAGGGGTTGTCGTACATGGGTCCCACGAGAGAAACTCCCGCCACCGTCTGCGCCACTTTCAGTTGGCCCAGCATTGCCCCTTGAATGTTTGTTCCGGTGTCACCGTGGTTCTCCTGCACAATGAAGATGTGTGGCGCATCGCTTTGCCCGGTCGCTTCAACGATTCGGCTCTTGAGCGCCGCCACTATGCTCGTCAGAAGATCGATATAGGTACTCATGACATATGGACCGGAAGGACCATGCACGATGAATACCGCGTCGTGGACGTAATCGCGGCCGTAGAGCGCCGCGACTGCCTTCGCGCGGGCAACGTTCTGGACCAGGTTCTCAAAGACCGGCTGGCCCTCCACGAAGTCGCCCAAAGGCGATCCGCCCTTGGCGAACGACTTGACGACATATCCGGGGCTGGCGCGGCCGGCGTCCCGGTTCTGCGCCTCGATGGCGAAGCCGGTCAGGGTGCTAATCCACGCGCCCTGCAATAGAATGTCGTGCTGAGGCTCGAAGTCCTGCAACGTCGCAGGATTCTCCATGGTGGCGGAGCTACTATTCCGCGCTCCCTGAAACGTCATGACGTGGTGGGGAAACAGTGGCTCAACGAGCGTCGTGTTCTCGCCGCTCGCCATGGCGTTTGACTGGCCGTAGAACGATATCCCGCGCAGCGCCGCAGTGCTGGATAGCAGCGCCATGTTGGACGTACCAAGCACGCGCTGGATGACGGTCGAAACTGTTCCGTCCGCCTCCTGGACTTCGCCCTTCACCACATCCGTCGCAGCCCCGAACCTTAGGTTCGTTACGGGATAACCGCCGCGCATAGGACTGCTCGGAGCAAGCATCACGGCTGGCACTTGGCTCATCGGAAGGCGCGCGTCACCATCGAGAGCCGCGTAGCCGTGAGCCTGTCCTTTCTGGGTGAGCGATTGCCCACCAATCTGGTTCAGCACCTCTCCGTGGGAGGGCGCGCCAAGTATGCCTCGCCCCACAGCAGTGAGCGCGGCCAAACCCATTGAGGAAGTTGTGTTGAAGTAGGGAACTTGCCCCGCCGCTGGCGCTACCTGATCCAGCAGCGCGAGCGGGCCGGTCAGTTCTACATCGTGCGCTTCGTTCCAATTCGATGGCTGAACGGCACCTTGCCAATTCCCATCCGCCGAAAGGGAAGTGAACAGATGCTTGACCTGAATACCCATCGGATTGCCTCAATATAGGTGTGATCAGTAGGCGATGCAGGCAAGACCGGCGAAGTTGCGCGGCCGGGTTTCGGCGCCCCCAAAGGGCGTGATCGTCGCGCCCGAGAAATTGCCAGCGCCGGCGTTCACAGCACCGTTGCCGATCTTGCCGTAGTCAGCGCCTGCACCGGCCGTCACATAGCTGCCGCCAAGGTCCACGCCGTGTGTGTGCTGCTTGACCATGTCCGCCTGCGCAGCCCCGAGCGCGCGACCAGCATCGACACCAGAGCGACCATCTGCGAACATGCGCATGAACTCACCGCGCAGATCGGGAAGTCGGAAGGTGGACGTGCCATTGCCGGACGAATAGGCCGCCCATGAGTTTTGCCCGGCATCGAGCCAGACCGAATCCGTGACGATCCGGCCAGAGGCGGCTGCGTACTCCCAGAGAGCTGGATAATCGGCGCGGTTGATGACCTGCCCGTTGGCCTTGAGTGTGCCGGCCAGCGGAGCATTGCCAGTCGCGATGACCAGTTCGCCCGGCGCGTACCGCGACGCCCCGCCGCCTGTGGAGCCCAAGGAGCGTGACAGCAACTGGAACTTGGCACCATCGTAGACCGACATCGTGATCATGCCGGGCGCCAACGCTCCCGACGGGATCGGCGAGCCATCCGGCAACGACCAGTTCTTCGGTGCCATCGCATTGGCGGTCAGCGTCATGGGGCCAGTGTTGGCGTAGGCGACGCGGACCAGCACCGCGAGGCCAGCGCCGAGCGCCGTCACCGCCGGTGAGAACGTCACCACCGCAGCATTCACCGAGCCCGTGTCCTGCCCGTAGCGGAGGCCCACGGACTGCATGGCCCGCCAAAGCATATCGTCCGCGTTATTCCGGAGAATCCCGGAATAGTCGAATGCAACACGAAGCTGAGCCAGCACGTCATTGAGGAATTGCGCCGGGATGACGGTTCCGTCCTTCGCGGTCGGGGACGTGCAGTCCTTGAACCACGTATCAAGATCGCCACGCGGTTCTCCGGACGGGCGACTCGTGACAGCGTTCGTCGAACTCGGGCCAAGGATATCGGGCATCGGTTCCGCCTTACGAAACGAGGATGTAGTTCACTTCGAGGTGCGCATGGACCATGCGCTCGATGAGGCACCGCAAGCCGGTGATGTCGGGTGCGTCGCAGGCCATGGCCTCACCGGCGCTTATCAATCCGGTTTGAGGTTGGGTCTCGCCGCCGCCATAGAACGACGGGCTGTCGCCAAGGTAGACGACGATAAAGAAGCCGGATTTTCGGGAATAGCCCGTCTGTGCGTCACCAGCTTCGTCACAGCCTGTCTGCGCACCGCACTGAACGGTGCCGTCCATGCATTCGATGGCCCAGCCCGCCCTTGCGGCGACGGCCTGGTAGTATTCGCAGCGCGTGCCGCCGATGGCGGAGACCTTCGCGCAGAGGTCCGGAAACGGGTCGCACGGGTCAGGAAGGCCATATTCGGCCATCCACTCGTTGTGGGTTTCCGTCTTGCTGGCGCACCAAAACTCCTCGCGGAGTGCACACAGGCGAGATTCCAACCACCAGCGCACGGCGCCGATGGCGGACCAGAAACGGTAGAGGATCGTCCCGGGCTTGTGCTCCGTCTGAAACCCAGGCGCGCTGAAGGCCACCGGCATGAACGGCGGATCAACAAACTCCTGCGGCGTCGCCTCATGGTTCTGCCATGCGCGGCCGCGCGGCAGCAGCGCGACGGTCGCCGCGATGCTTTCTGGGAGCGTGGGGCAGCGCATCAGGCAAACGTCACAGTCCCGAGGGTGGCAATCTCTCCTGGGTTGAGCGTCACGTCAGCGGCGGGTGCCGTGACGATGTGACGTGTCTCCCCGGTCGCGTTCGCCACCGCCTGCCAGATCCACGACCGCGAGAACGACGTGGGGACGGAAAGGAAGGACATTCCGCCGTGAGTGGTGTCTGTCCCGGCTGGGCGAGACTCGCGCGCGAAGGCGTCCCGCAGTTCGGACAGGACGGCCTCCCGCACGGACGTCGTGTCGGGCTCAAGGCCGGTGATCGTGATGTTGACCGGGACGGGCGTTGGAGCCGCCACCGTGACCATGGCCCCGGCTGGGCACACCGCCGCGATATAGTCCGCCACGCGCGCCACTTCGCCGTCTGGGGCGATGCCATGGGGATAGAGGTCGTCCATCAGCACGAAGATCCGCACGGTGCCGGCGCCGGCCCATAGCCGCTCGACGAATACGCGGGACACGCCGGAAACCGACTTGGCCCACATGACATAGTCGGAGGCTGATCCACCGTGAGGCGGATACCGCTTCCTGAACAGGATGCGCTGGCGATAAGCCTCGTCGTCCTCGACATCGGCACCGCCGACGATCCCGCCCGCACCGACCACCGCAGTCGCCGGGCCCGTAACGCCGGCCACCAGTGCGAGCGGCGCGCCAGCGTCTAGCGATCCCGCCTTGCCATTGGCGACGGCAACCACCTCGACCTCAAGGGTGCCGGTCCCGCCGATGCTGGCAGGCGTGAGGCTGCGATACCGCACGCCATCGCCCCGCTCGAACACGGCGCTCGGCTCGACTGTCACCGGCCCCGTCGTCGTCAGCACCACCACGCCGCGTGCGGGCTCCGCCGGGAGGCGCGGCATCCCATATTCGTTCCCATGACGGTCAAGGCTGTCACCGTCGGCCGTCTGGGCGAACATCTGGCGCGAGATGTATTCCGCGAAAGCGAATACCTCGAACACGATGCCCGCGAACACCTTCGCGACGACGTTCAGGTTGTTCGGCCACACCCAGGCGTCGGTGCCCGGCAGATTGGTGCGGAGCGATTGGCGCGACCGCTCCAAAAGCTGCGGCAGCGTCGGGATGGAAAAGCTCATGTCGCCACCTGACGCCAGATATCTTCGAAGCGATGCTCGTATTTCCGGGTGCCATCCCGGCCATAAAGCTGGACGTACAGATTGAGACGGTTGAGCGCCTGTCTGGCCTCGGCTTGCACGTCGATCCGGACCACCGCGCCCTGTCGGATCAGCGGCGCCAATGCTTCCTCGGCGAGCCTCTGAGCCCACCGGCGGGTGTCCTCGGTCAAGACCGCCCGCTCCAGCGTCCAGAGCAGCGAGCCCAATTCGTCCTCGAACAGATCGACGCGGACATCGACGGCATCGCCCCACCAGCCCCGGGGATCGCCGTCTCCAACATACTTTCGCAGCGGGTGATCGTCCGGGCACCTGCGATCCGTGAACAGCGCCAGCACCACCGCCGTGTGCAGCGCGGCCGTGGCTTGCAGGCCACCGCGGTTCAGCGTCTCGTTCGGCCCCGCAACCGCCCAATCGGCAAAGCCGTTCTCGGGCGACCACACGCTGTCTATGAGCAATTGCGGCTGCGGATCGCTGCCCTCGCTGATCCGGACCCGCATCAGTCAATCCTTCCCCAGATCACGTCAGACGGACCGGCCTCTGTGACCATCTTATGGTCAGCCTGCTCGGTCGGCGTCTTCACTGCGAGATCGATGCGGTGCGGCCTGATCCGCACCCATCGCGTGCCGACGCCAATGGCTACGTCTTCGGCGCCTTCGATCCTGACGGTCGAGGCATTCTTGATCGTGACCGGCTTGCCGCCGGCGTCGAACTCGGTCGAGTCCTCGACCATCTTCAAAATCTTGCCGTGCGCGTCGTAGAGGGCTGTCCCGCCCGAAGGCAGGCCCTTCGGACGGTGCTCCCGGTGCTCGCCGCCGAGCGCCACCTGACGGTCACCAGCCCCGCCCAGGCCCATCAGCACCAGTTCGGCGTCCGAAGGTGGATTGCTGGACAGCCCGTGCTGCTGGACGCGCAGGATGTTTCGAGGCTTGTCGGCTCTCAGCCCGGACAGATCGACAAATTGCTGCGTGCCGTCGTCATTGACCGCCGTGATGCGTGCGCGGCGGAGGACACCCCGCAACGCCTCGTCGATCTCAAATGACATGTTTCACTCGGCGTCGCTGTCGTCCATCGACCACTCGTCGCCGGACTTGTTGCCCTTTCCGCCCTTCCCGCCATAGGCCCGTGGATCGACGAGCGCCAGCGCGGTAAGCGATCCTCCGGAGTCCTGCCCGTAGTCCACGCTCTCGACGAGCATGTCCTGCGCGATGTCGAGAAACGGGGACTCCACCCAGACCAGATGGCCCGGCGTCCAGAGCGTGCCGGTGTCATCGCGAAAGCCCGGCACCGTGATCCGCGCTTTCAGGCCGTTACCCGCCGCGCGATCCTTTCGGTTCTTCGCCCGTGTCCTGGCGCGCTCCTTGGAAGTGTCTTCCCGCTCGATGATCACAACCGGCCGATTTCGACCAACTTGAGCGTCGCGGGCAATGGCTTCGATCTCCAGCGCATCCACACCGTGGTCCAGAGGCCGCTGCCCCCGCACAATGTAGCGGCTGTGGCGGTTGCTTTCGTTGTGATCCGACGAACCCGCTTTGATGTTCTTGCCTTCGAACAATCCTCCGGCGTGGCGCTCCTTGCCGGCCTTCGCCAGCTTGGCGTTCCCATCTGCCATCCCGGTGATAGTGAGACCCTGCTGGCGGGCCAGTTCCTCCACGGTGCGGAACACGCTCTTGCCCGGCGTCAATTGATAGCGCGGGATCTGCTCCAACTGCTCGTCTGTCAGGAACTTCGCGGATAGACCGTCCGAAATCGCATTGCCGATCTCGTCCAGCGTCTCGTCCTCGAAGGACCCAGTATCGTGCATCGCACTGCTGTCGATCAGGTCCGCCGACTTGGACCGGCCACTCACGGCGATCGACGCGCTGTCAGCGTCGAAGTTGGGCTGCTTTTGCTCAATGAACCCATCGAGTACCAGGTCGCCGCCGATGAATATCTGCACCGGCGTGCCGGTCGCGAACACCGCGTTGGTCGCGCTGGCGCCCAGCTCGGCTGCAACCTCCAATCGGAACGACCGAGCCGCCTCGTCAAATGCAGCGCGCACCTGCGTCCGGGTGAAGGCGGTGTACCGCTGTCCGCCCACCAGCACCGACACCACCTCGGGCTCGCCACGGATACCCGAGGCGAACGGATTGCGAGGGTCGAACATCAGCGGGCAAGCGCCTCAAACTTCGTCGGCATTAATGATGGGTGCGGCACGAGATTCCGCGCCGCGATCTCCCGAGACCGCAGCGGGTCCCGGTACAGCCGGAAGGCCCACCAGAGGCTCGGCAGAACCGCATTGGCCTCCACCGTCACCACCGGTGCGGCGTCGAGGATCGCCCGGGACAGATAGTCGATGGTCACATTCCGCAGGTCCACCAACGCCGTGTTCAGCGCCATGTCGCCACCGCGCAGGCCGTTCAGTTCACGCTCGAACATTTCCGCCACATCGGCGCGCAGGGTGATGCCGGCCGGCCGATCCGTGATCGACACTCGCACCACGGCCTCGGCATATGCGGTGATGCCGGCGAGCCGCGCAACACGATATCCGGCCACCCGATTGGCGTCAGCCCGGCGGGCATTGCGCGTCGGATACGACGGCGCGCGCTCAGCCACCAAGGAGTCCACGACCGGCCCGAAGGCCCGCACTGCGGCCTCTCCGGACATGCCGTCGCCAATGGCCTGCGCAGAGCCCGTCAGGGCCGCTGCAACCGCCTCCGGATCGGACCCGACCAAGATGCCGGCCGTGTCATAGATCGCCTGTAGGGCGTCTCTCTGGGTCGCGCTGACGGCAACGTCCACGGGCTCCGAGGTCCGGAGAGCGTCGAACGTCGCAGCACCGTCCTGAATGGCCGACACCGCGGCCGAAACCACCTGTTCAGGCTGCCCCGCCACGGTGACGGACTGGGCATAGTTCGCGGACGCGATCCCGACCAGCGCATCGGCCGCGACGAACACCAGATTCGCCAAAGACGCGACCGAGAGCAGCGATGACGCCGCGCCCTGCCGCAGGAATTTCAGGGTGAAGGCGACCTTGCCGGCCCGGTCCTTCTCCCGAGACCGGGAAAACTCCAAGCACCGGACGGTGATCGGCCCTTCCAGCGGAAGGACAAGGATCGCCGGCCCGCGCTGCGAACATGCGGCGATCAGCGCCGCCGCCTCGCCGTCCGCATTGTCCGAGGCTACATAGGCAGTCAGATCGAACGACCGCTTCGACTCCCCCAGATCCTCGAGAAACGGGTCATCCCGCATCGGAAATTCGTGGGCGACAACACGGCGGCCGCCACCCACGGAATCCGTCTCGGTCTGGAACGGCACGCCCCTGAAAGACGCTGCCCAGAGCGTGGTGAGCCAGTTGCGAGCCATGTCCGTTCCTACCGCGGGCCGACCGCACCGCCCCAGCTATTCTGCGGAGCGGCCGCGTCGGGCGATGACTTGCCTGTGCTGCCGGGGCCGTTGGCATTGTACATGCCGCTGAGACCAATCGGCACCTGCCGCATGGTCTCCACGATCTGCAACAAGTTGCTGCTGGCCTGCACCTCGACCTTTAGGCTGGCCTCACCGCGCACCTCGGCCGATCCGGTCAACTGCGCCTGCGTCGGGATTTGGCCGCCGCTCACCATCGCAGGCCATGCCGGTGCAGCACCAAGAGACGGCAACCCCAGCCGCGCGCGGTCGGAGTTGAACGCCTCGACCATGCCTCCGCGCCGGCGAGCGGCATTCCGAGCCCGAAGCGTGGCCTCCTGCGAAGCCCCTTCGGGATCGAGATAGTTGATCAGCCGGGCACCGCCCAAGCCGCCAACCGCCACGCCACCGGCTATCGTTATCGGGTTGGTGAGGAACGGCACCGCAGCGCCACCCATAGCGGCAAGCCGGGCACCCCAGCCAGCAGCGCCACCCGCGGCTCCGCCGGCAGCAGCAGCGCCGCCAGCACCCGCGGCACCAGCAGCCACTCCCCCGCCCTTGAGCGTCACAGCAGCGCCTGTCAGCGCCGCGGCAGCACCGTCGAGTGCAACAGCGGAGGCAGACAGCCCGAAGCCGTTCCAGAGCTTGTACATGGCCATGCCGCCGGCCGCGAGGCCGAGGCCGCCAGCCGTGAGCGACGCGCCTTGCATGACGGGCTTCGGCAGGTTGGACAGCCAGTCGAAGGCATTTCCGAGTTTGTCGAACGAGACCTTGAGGAGGCCCTCGTTTGCTTCACCGATCGACAAGGTCAGGTTTTCAATCGATCCCTTGAGGTTTTCGAGAGCACCGCCCAGGCCCGCCATGATCTCGTCGGCGCGGCTTTTCGCGAAGTTCGGATCATTGTCCGTTTCCCGCAATGCCCCGCGGGACTCGTTGTATTCGTCTCGCATCCGCTGGGTGACCGCAAAGCGGCCGCCCTGCCGATAGTCGAAGATCGAATTGATCTGAGCCAGACTCAGGTTCGACGCCATCAGCTTGTCGAGCAGCCCCTGCGCATCGATGCTCTGCGCAGAAAAGTTGTGAAACGTCCCAGCCGCCTTGGCGATCTTGGCCCGGTCGGAAGCCGCAATCTTTCCTTTCTTGGTCACCGGGAACAGCGACGACGTCGCCTTGGTGACTGCTTCGGTGAATGCTCCCCGGTCCTCGATCGCCGCTGGATCGGAAAGGACCTTCTCAAGCCGTTTGCGAACCCGGTCATTGAAGCTGATGCCGATGTCCTGCTTGAACTGCGTCTCAAGCCGGCCGACGTCCAGCCGATCCGGCATCCGGATATAGTTGTCATAGTTGATGCCGGCCGCGAGCATCGCGGAACGGCCCTTCTTCGTCGGCGCAGCCAGCTTGCCAGCGACCTGCCGCATGAACACGCCGGCCTCCTGGCCGGGAATGCCACCGCGCCGAGCCAGTGCACCAATGGAGAGGAATGCATCCTCGGACACGCCGACGACGCTGTTCGCACCGGCTCCATATTTCAGATACTGCGGCACGTCATCAGCCGACATGCCACCCAGCTTCGCCATTCGCATGATGCGGTTGACCGCAAGCTGGCTTTCCCGGAGGGCCTTTTCCTTGGTGGAGATGTCCTTTCCGGTGGTCTGGAGATAGGTCCGAACCGTTTCCGCCGCCTGCTTCAGGTCGGTCTCCATGGCGATAGCGTAGTGCTTGACGTTCTCCATGATCCCGGCCGCGACCTCAGCCCGGATCTGTCCCGTTATGCCGGTCGGAAGGCCCTGCATCGACGCCGTCTGCGCCTGCACCACGTCGATATTCGTGAATTGCGTCTCCTGGCCGATCCGCTTCGCCTGCGGGATCAGAATGTCAGCCTGGGTCTGACGGCTGATGTTGCCCTCAGTCAGCTCCCGCTGCTTCCGAACGGCGATGTCGAACTCGGCCGCGCTGGTGACAGCCTTTTTCGCCACGTTGCGGGTCTGATAGCCGGCAGCAAGACCGCCCAGCATGCCAACGGTGCCGGCGACGTTGCCGGCGATCTGCCGAGTACGGCCGAACCGCTCCTGACGGACCAGCGCAGCGTTCGTGCGCTCCACTGCGGCCCGCAATTGATCCTGCGCCTGCGCCGCCTTGCGGGCCGGGATACCCATGCCTTCCAGAGCCCGGCGCGCGCCGGCAAAAGCCGTGCGCTGGGACTCGAACGCCTTCGCCGCATTCGACACGGCACGCTGTGCGCGCTCATAGTCCCGCGCCAGTTGCTTGGTCGGACCCTCGCCCGCTTTCATCGCTCGGGCCGCGCGCTCGACCGCGACCTGCATTTCGCGGAATTTGGTGTTCGCTGCGCTGAAGCCCGACTTGGCGGCCATGAACTTGTCGATGGCCGTCATCTGGGCCTGAACGCCCTTCAGGGAGGCCGAGACCTGATCGACCTGCTTGGCCATCCCCCTGTTCTTGCCGAGTTGGTCGAGCTTCTTCGACAACTTGTCGAGAACGGGAGACAGGGTCTCCTGACCGGTAATCCGCGCCTTGGCTTCAATGATCTTGGCCATGCGTCACCGGCGAGGGTTCTTTTTGAGCCAGAGCACCGCGCGGTGGTGCCAATACTGCAATTCAGACAGCGTGAGCGGCATCACGCTGGCCAGCCCGACGTTCAAACCTCCGAAGACGAGCTCGTCGGCGAGGTCTCGGAGGCTTCTTCCTCCGTCGTGTCGGGTTGGAAAAAACCCAGGAACTTCTGTTTCACCTCCCGGGCGACATAAGCGCTGGCCTGCGACAGCACCTCGACCTCTTTCGGCTCCACTAGGCAGACCGCGAAATACTGCTTGATGACCTCCGTATTCTCGACCACGAAGGGCGTACCTTCCGCGGACATCGCCACGGTTTGCGGATCTCCGATCTGGAGATATTCGTCGAAGGTCGGCTCGCGCATGACGATCCGATTGACCGGGCCGGCAGGCGAAGACAGAGGCTTCTTGAGCTGGATGGTGACCTGGTCCCGCATATCAGCGCTCGATCACTTCGTAGGATTCCCCGGCCAGCGAGACGCCGGTGACCTCGCCGGTCGTCACGTTCTCGACCGGGTCCCCGACGAACGTCGCATTCGTGATGAGATGCTGCCGGCCGGTGTCCATTTCGACCACCACCACGCCGATGTTGTTGGCGAGCAGCATCGTCTGGTCCCATTTGACGCGGCGACCGTTATTGTCAACCAGCCGGTCGAAGGAGCATTCCACCGATACCGGCTTCGGCGTCATGGTCTTGTACACCGAGCCGTCCTGATTGGTGCCGACCGAGCCCGTCATCTTCGCCGTGCTGATCGAAACCTCGCCGCGGGCGCGATACACGATGCCATTGACCGTGATTGCGACGCGGCCGCCACTGATATGCATGAGAACCTCCTAAATCGAGATGGGGACGCGCCGCGCTCAGGCGGCGTATTCGAGGAAGGTGGTGACGTTGGCCGCGAAGACGCGGAGTTGGTTCACCACGTCGATCGGCAGGTACGCATTGACCCGATTCGGATCGGCGGACCGTTCAACGACCAGGCTCTCGGCGAACAAATCCGATTTCTCGACCAGACCACCGGCCTCGAGCATCTTGTAGGCGATGACACATTCAGCCTTGAGCATGCGCGGCGTGACGATGCCCGGCCGCCCCTCAGCCCCATCGCTGGCCAGCGCCATACGCCCATAGATCTGGGTGATCCTCTGCCGCATGAAGCGCGTGAAATAGACCACCTGCGCCCGGGTCTCGACGTCCAGCCAGGTGATGTCCTGCTGACCCCATGAATTGACCTGATAGGTCGTCAGGATGCGGTCGATCAGCACCTTTCCGTCGGCCGTCACCCGGAACCCGCTGATGCCATCCTGGTAGAGCTGGTTGCGCTGCTGAATCGAGAACCAGTTGAACCGGGACTTCGGCGGGACAATGCCGAGCAATTCCAGCGTCTGAAGCGGCTGGCTGAGCCGGTACGCCTGATCGACTTCACCGCCAAGGTTCTTGTCGAACGCGATGCGGGCGGCCAGTGCCGAAGCCCAGCGCCAGGGTGGCGACGGGGAGTTCACCACGCCCATCACGGATACACTCGGATCGTTCAGCGCAGAGCCCGCGCTGGCGAGATTGCCGAAGCTGTCGAACAGAGAGGTGACGTAGTGGCCGTACAGTTGCTGGAGCGGCGACCACCGGCCGGACGTGGCATTGAGCAGCGACGCCACCGCGGCGAGCGAAGTCGGGTCCGCATAGGGCGCGCCGATCCAGTCGAATTCGGTATCACCCAGCGAGGCAAAGCCCGCGGAGAGCGAGGGCGTACCGGTCCCGGGGGCGCCGGCGGCAATGGTGGCATACTGCTGAAGCGGCCCCTCGTCGCCAACCAGGTCCTTGTCGATGCCGATCTTTCCGCCCAGCACACCCGCGTTCCGTGCGGTCAGAGTCACGACGTTGGACGCCACGGTGGCAATGACGGGGAAGGTCAGCGGCCGATCGAACTTGTGGTAGCCGGCATTGATGGCTGCGGCCAGGTTCGTGGCAACCGTTGCGTTGGTGTCGCTGGTGGTAACGGCCACCTGCACCTTCTCGCCGGCCACATACAGCACCAGAGTGCCCGACTTGCCCGCGATGCCGGCTGCGATCGTCACCGTGAAGGTCTGGGCGTCGCCGGCCGGATCGGCAATCGGCAGCAGCCAGATTTCGCCGAACGGATGGTTCTGCCGAGCCCAGATCGCCATCTCGGCGAGCATCGAGCCGGCGCCGGCCAGCGACTGGGGATCACCATCGAGACGGATCGGCGCATCCGCAGGGGCGGAACCGCCAGCGGTCTTCTGGCCGACAAGCAGGAGACGGCTGGGGCCTTGATAGGGCGACTGACCTGCATTGATCTCGGCGTAGAACAGAGGGACGCGCAGGTTGGACGGGATCGTGTTGAAGGCAACGGCCATGATCAATCCTCCTTCCGACGCGAGCGCGCCGCAGGTCGTTCGGAATCGTTCGGGATAGAAGACGGCGGCTCACTGACGACGACATCGCCGCCCAGGATAAGCCGCTCGTAATAGGCATCGCGCTGAACGTGGTCGCCCTCCTCGGGCATAACGCGCCCCGCGCGTTCGGGCTGCCGCACACGCCCACCGGGTGCCGGCTTCACATAGACGGTGTCCATGATGATCCTCAGGGCTGGTCGAAGTCGGTCTTGCCGACCACGACGTGCTCGTCCTTGTCCTCGGTGCCGGCGTCGAAGCGCCAGTCGACCCCCTCGAACGGGACGCTGATATCGGGCTGCGCGCTGATCGCAGCAGCCAGCGTGGAGCAGGTGTTCGCGCCACCGGAACCCGGCGGCAGGACGTGCGCCACCGTGCGGAGCGGTTCCGGCAGCCGGTCCAGACCGGTCGCCCCCGGCATCGGACCACCCTGATCGTCGCTGATCTCGCAGGTGAGGCTCAGGATGCGGCAGGCCATCTTGACGCCGGCGTCATCGGTCACCTGCCGATGTGCGGCGCGCCGCCAAACTCGGATGTGGCTCTGGAACGTCAGGGCGGCGTCGGTTGTGCCATTCCCCAGCACGTCGAGAACCTGATGCTCCAGCAGATCGAGCGATGCTTCCAGCCGAGCGTCTGTGTCGGGATAGCCGACAACATAGCCGTCCCCGACCTTGTGGCGCTCGACCATCGCCATCTCGATGACGAGTTCGATAAGGCGACGGAACGGCGGGCCCCCATTGGCGTCGCTCAACGCCTCGCCCGAATCCTCGTCAGTGAGGACCAACAGGACCGGCTTTGCGTCCTCCGCGAACGTCTCCGGCGCGAGGTCGGATATCCGGCTGTCATAGACCCGAGGGCCCGCGATTGTCGGCCGCGCGCCATCCGTCCCGGTCATCACGCCAACGGCCAGAAGCCGGACTGCGGTGCGGGCAAGGCTCATTTCTTCGCCGTCAGCGTTAGAACCGTCCGCCCATAGCCGTCGGGTTGGACGCGAGCGATCTCATAGACCGCGCCATTGAACACTCTGGTCAGGAGGTCCCCATCCCGAGGCTGCCAGGTCAAAAGTGCATCATCAATGGTCGCGATAGGCTTCGACGCCGCGCGCTGGTAGGCATGATCGGAGGCGTAGCCGCGCGCGTTGGGATAAATCGTACCGGTTGCGTCATCGAATGTTCCGACAACCAGCATCGGCAAGCGATCAGGGTCTTCGTCCCGTGGCAGGTTGACATCAGCCACCTGCCGGCGCCCGGCGAGGGTCAATGCCTCGCCGAACGCATTGTCGATTGCCCCGGACAGCTTCGCGTCGCGGGCCGCAAACGGAGACGGCATCAGTCCGCTTCCGCCGCCTCAAGCAGGGCCACGATCTCGGCCTTGGTCTTGGCCTCGGAGATGTCGACTCCGCGCTCGGCCGCCAGCGCCTCCAGATCGTCCTTCTTCAGCTTGGAGAGGTCGACTTCCTCGCCATCGCCCGCGGGCATATCGACCGCCACGCCCACGCCGGATTTGACAATCTCCTTGGCGGTGTCATCGGCCAGGTTGAAGACGAAGCCCTTCGGCAGTCGCCGGCGGGTGTTCACGTCGACCGCGAACTCATGGTCGCGAAGCATTTTGATCCGCATGGTGGGGCCTTTCTGATGGCTGAAACGCAACCGCCGGCGCGAGGCCGGCGGTTTGCGAGGACGTAGAGGTGGGTCCGGCTTAGGTGAGAGTGCCCTTCACCAGCAGCGCCGGGCGCTTCACAATCGGGAGCGGGTTGCTCTCGGTGTGGATTTCGATGCCCTTGTCGAACTTCATGCGCTCCTGCTTGGCGTACATCAGCTTGCCAGCGGGCGGAGCGATGTTCGCGTCGTCGAGGAAATCCGGCGGCGCGGTGTAGGTCTGGGTGGCGGTCGTGCCCAGCGGGACGAAGTGGCAATCGCCAGCGGCGACCGCCCGGCGGCTCACCGAACTGCCGTCGTCCTGAAGGTAGGAGAACACGTCGTGGTACTCCTCCCAGACGACGCCCTTGTGGACGAAGCCCTTGCGGACATCGTTCCGGAGCGGTTCCTGGGCGGAGGCGTACTTGTCATACGCCTCCTTCACCTTCGGGTGGCTGATGAAGGCATCGAAGAACTCACGGGAGCACAGTGCGCGCACGCCGCTCAAGGTCTCGCCATTGAGGTTGTCCTCGATGTGGCGCAGCACCTCCACGATCTTGGCGCTGACATCGGAGTTCGCGTTGCCGAGGTCGAAGTCCACCACCTTCTGGGTGATTCCGAACTCGTCGAACAGATCGTAAATCACCGTGCCGTCGGCGTCGATGATCTCGCCCTTGATCGCACCGACTCGCATATGTTCGAGGGTGCGGTAGTGCTTGGTGGTCATGTTCTCCAGAACCTCATTCACGAGGTCCTGCGCGCGCTCGAAGGCCCCGGGCTCGCCGAGGCGGACGCGGTTCTGGATATCCAGCGCCATGACAGCATCGCCATGGGGGATGTGCGGGATGTCGAAGTGGATGAACTTCGGACCCCGGCGGGTATTTTTGGTCGACGGCGCACCACGCTCCCTAACCGGCAGGATGGTGATCTCACCATCGCGATAGGCAAGCCGGACATACGTCGTCGGGACCGGCCGGACGGGGAACAGCCCCATATTGCCGATCTTGTTGACGTTGTTCGGGACGACGTTGATGACCTCAGTGAGGACGCGAGCCGAAAACTGGTTGCTCGCGAAAATCTGGAGCACGGTGCTCATGTTGGATTCTCCATAGATGGCCGCGAGCGGCCGCTTTCGCAGGAAGGTGGAGGCGAGCCGCTGTTACGCGGCGCGCCGGATGACGATGCCGCGCGCCTCAAGAGCAGCGATGGCGGCTGCTTTGTCGGCGTCGGTGATGGTGTCCGGCCAGATCAGACCGGTGTTCACCACTTCGACCGGACCGCGGGCAATGATCACGCCCTTGGCGTCGGCGCTGGTGGCGTCGACATTGCTGATCAGCACGCCGGCCGCCGACTTGGAGTTGGGGCCGGTGAGAGGCAGGCCGATGTAGTTGCCGCTGCCAACCGCCACGGTGATGTCAAAGCCGTCGCCGACCGCGAAGGGGGTCGCACCCTGGGTGACCAGCGCCTTGATCTGCTCGTCGATCGCGACGCTGTTGCCTGTGGTGCCGCCAATAGCGGTGTCGCCGAGGACGTTGCCATCCGGCCCTTCGAGCCGAATGCTCGTGGTCGTGGTGAACCGCGCCGAGTAGATGCCCGGCTTGGCACCCGCGAGAACCGGAGTCGTGGGGTCGAGAACGAACGTACCGTTGCCGGTGTTGCCGCCGGATTTCGGTGCGGAGGACGCGCTGCCGACGGTCACACGCGCGAGGATAGTGCCCATTTCGAGCACGCCCTCACCGGAGGGAATGACAACTTCCTCCCGGGTATAGAGCGGGGTGTCCATCTTCACGACGTCGGTGACGCGCTTCGGGTTGTCGAGAACGAGAGCCATGTTGGCCTCCTATGAGGTGGTTTCGGGGGTTTAGGAGGCGTCAGGCGACGCCGTAGCGCTGCTTGGCGCGGGCGAGGAAGTCCGGCTCGTCGGCTCTCTGCTTGGTGCCGCCCTCGGGCAGAGCCTCGGTGTGCTCGCCACCGACGCGGGCCGCGAGTGAAGCGGACGGGGCGGCGTTCTCCGCGACGAAAGCGCAGACGTCGTCGACCGACATCGAGGGAGACTTGCATGCCAGAGTCATGGCAGCGCGCTCGCGACCCTTCGTCCGATCATCGGCGAGAATGGCGGACAGACGGGCATGGGCAGCCTCGGTGCCGGCGCGGACGCCTTCATCACGAGCCGCTGAAACTGCGGCGGTGTGCGCTTCCTGGGTGATGCCGGCGGTCTGATTGTCATGGGACATAGGTGTTCTCCCGTTGGAGGTGGTCCGGGTCGAGCCCGTGGTGGTGGCCCGGAGGCCGGACAAAACTTCATCAAGCGTGGCGATACGGTCCGCGAGACCGAGCTTCACGGCATCGGCGCCCACGAATGTCTTGGCTTCGGTCGCCTGCGCAGCCTCTCGGCTGAAACGAGCGCCCCGCCCATCTGCTACGGTGTCGAGAAATTGGCCGTAGAACTTGCCGACGAAGGCTTGCATGTCGGCTTCAACTTCCTTCGACAGCGGGCCGAACGGGTTCCCATCGACCTTGTGTGCACCGGCATGGATCAGCGTCGGACGCACGCCCTTCTGGGCCAGTTCGCCAGAGCGGTCGACATGCAGCAGAACGACGCCGATGGAGCCGACAATCGAGGTTGGTGACACCACGATCTCCGTGGCCGCGCTGGCGATCCCGTAGGCGGCGGAGGCCGCCATGTCGTCGATGAACGCCACGACCGGCTTCTGCTGCTTCACCTGCTGGATCAGCTCAGAAAGTCGGAACATGCCCGTGGCCTCGCCGCCGGGGCTGTCGATGTCCAGCAGGATCGCATGGACGTCTTTGTCGGCGGCCGCGTCGCGGATCTGCGCCGCGATGCCCTCGTAGGACGTCAAGCCCGAACTCGCGTTCAGCCACGCGCCTTTGTTCACCAGTGTGTCGGTCACCCGGACGAGAGCCACGCCATTGGCCGCGCGAGACAAACGAACACCGCCGTCCTCCCGGCGATGCGAACCCATGAAGGCGCTGGCGTCCGGAGACAGCGGCTCCGCTGATATTCCGATGCGCTCGTGCAGCACATAGGCGAGCACTTCCGCCCGCAGCGGATGAACCAACAGCGGGCGGTTCAGCAGTCGCGTCGCTAATTCTGCACTCATGGACAAATCCTTCGCGCACCGGCGCGGATGGCGAAGCGACGCCGCGGCACCACCTGCCCGTTCTTGGCGGCACACTCCGCCTGGGCACGATCCATCTCCGCCCGGAGTACCGAGATGTTGGCTTGCGCGTATCGAACCTCCCGCTCACCGCTGTCGGTGCGGTAGCGGATCAGCGTTTCGGCTCCGCCGGTCTGGGCACGGTAATAGGCATCCCGCAGCGCCTCGTAGCGGGCGCAGGGATCACTCCAGTCCACGACAGGCATCAGGCCGCTTCTCGCTCTTCTTCAGGGTCTGGTAGCTGGACCTGTTGGCCATCGAGCATCACCGGCGGGAGGCCGAGCCGTTCGCGATTGGCGATTTCGGCCGCCTCCTGCTCGTCGACGTCTTCCCAGTCCTGTCCGTTCTCGGCGCAGATTTCCGCCCGCGTGGTCACCTTCATCCGAAGGTTGATCTCGTTCGCCTTGGCGGACTTCAGCTCATCTGCGGTCGGCTTGGCCGGGCCGCGCCATGCAGCACGGGTCGCCAGCGCGCGCTTCAAAATGAACGCCTCGATGCCGCCGGGGAACGGGATGCGGCCCGCGTCGATCTCCTCCTCCAACCAAGCGCTATAGACCTGCTGGAGAAACCGCCCGGCGATCATCTCCCGGCGATACAGGATGACCTTCCACGCCTCGGAGGTCGCCATCCGGACCGAGGAATAGGTCGCGTTGGTGTAATCGCCCGTGAGGGTCTCATAGGTGACGCCGAGGCACCGGGCGACTTCCCGCAACAAGAACTTCGCGAACGCCTCATAAGTGCTGTTCGGATGCTCCGAGCGATTGAACTTCAGCTTTTCGCCCGGGAACATGTGAGCGAGTTTGCCGTGAACGCCGAGGTCGATCTGTGTCCCGTCGTACCAGCCAGCACGGGCGGCAATCAGGCCCTCAATGGTGGCGGGCCCCACGCCTTGCGTGGTCGCCTGCTCTCCCTCGTCCTGAAGTGCCTGAAGCACGTCCTGTGTCGGCGCCTCGCTCTCCACCGTGGCAGCAAAGATCGCCTGAATTAGCGCGGCGGTCAGCGTAGCGTCGGCCAACTGGTCATACTGGCGCACGACCTTCAGCGCCGGCGCCATGGGCGTGATGCCGCGCACCTGCTGCGGTGCGCCATCGAACACATGGATCACCAAGGGTCGGCCGAGCGAATCCCGCGCCGGGCGCTCGATTTCTTTCTCACCGAGGAAGCGATTCTTGACGTTGAACCGATAGGCGATCGGCATTCCGTCCGCGTTCATGCGGACGCCCTGAAACAGCCGGTTCAATGGCTCGGTGGTTTGTGTCAGCCGGTGTGGCTGAATCAACTGCACCTTCGTACCGGAGACCGCGCCTATGCGCTGGCGCCACGGCAGAACGGCAACGATCTCGCCAGTCGCGTACCAGGTCCGCAGCGCGGAGGCCGTCATCTGACCCAGCGTCATCCGCCCGGCCAGATCGCACTCCATCGGCGAGTTAGACCACGCCTCGAACCGTAATTCGACGTCCTTCCGCCATTCTGTCGCCTGCGCCTGGGTCCAGCCGATCGCGGCCGGATCGGGCCTTGCCATGAGCCCGAGGCCGGTGCCGATCGTCGACGCCACAGTCTGGTCGACACCACCGGACAACCAGCCGGAGTTCTGCAAGGCGTCGATAGCGCGCGCCGTCGCCGCAACCCACGCCACCTGCACGTCGTCCGCCGAATCCCGCAGGACGGGACGCCAGCCGGCGAAGAACGAAGACATCTCGCCTTTCATGTAGGCTGCGCGCGGCGCAACCATCCCGCCAGTACGCGCCACGACGGCGCGCGCACCGCGATTGATGAGGCGCGCCAGTCTCGACATTCAGGTCTCTCAGGGGTTCAGCGATTGAAGCGCTGGGCCATTTCGCGGAATCGGTTCTTCTTCGCCTTCGCGGCTGCCGACATGGCTTTGCTGGCGACAACATCGGGCACGGTCACGACCACCGCCGCGTCCTCATCTGGAACGAAACGCCGCGCGCCGGGCCGGATCTGGTGGACGTTGAGCATGAACCCCGCCGCGGCCGCCATGGCCTCGGCATCGAGGAAGTGGTTCTCTTTCGACCGCTCGACCCACACCACCTTGCCGTTGTCGGTCACGGTGCGGGCTTCAGCCACAATCTGACGCAGGTAATCGTCCGTCACTTCGGCGTGGAAATGCCATGCACCAAGCTGCTCGGCCGGCCAGGCCATGCGCTCGTGGACGAAGGACTTCCAATAATCCGTATCCAGCCGGATCAGTTCGAGCCCATATTTCGAGGATGTGCCCTGCTGGGTGACCTCGATGTTCGATTTGACAAGTGGCCGCATCAGTGGACGCGACGACCCCTTGGACGGAAACACGAACCTCCGGTGGAGGCGGCAAAACTCATAGACCCGGTTCACCGGCACTTCGAACTTTTTGCCGGGCCGGAAACCAGAGTCGAGGAACGCCAGCTTGATGACCATGCCGTCGATAGGCTCGGCCAGCTTGTCGGCCAGCAGTTCCCAAACGTCCGGCTGGCTGGTGTCGCCCATCAGATCGCCGTGCTCGATCAGCCACGATGTGGCGCGAGCGCCCCAGCCACGGATGACGAACGGCAAGCGCCCCTTCTGCACGTCGATGCCGGCGGTGAGATAAAGCGCCCCCTCCGGCACGCGGCCGGCCAGATACGGGGCGACCTGCGTCCGCAAATTCTCCCACGCCGGCAGATCGCCGACATCGGGCGTCCACAGTTCGCCGGTCTTGTTGACCGCGCCCTGCCGCGCCTCGGCATCGCCGGTCATCTCGGCGAGCATCAACTCCTCAAGCCGCTCGCCCCACGTCACAAACGGGGACGCGAGCCCAGAAACCCAGAGCGACAGCATCGTGCTGTCCGGCGGATCGCCCTCGACCACCCCGTCAGCGTTGACGATCTGGCCCGGCGCAACGAACCGGCCACGGGCATTCATCTCCACCTTGTGATCTTCCTCGATCACGCAGCCATGCGGACACACCAGCCAGGTGCTGCGTCGGGCCTGCGCCGGCGTCGCGTCCTTGTCGGTCTTCAGCATCGAGACGCGCGGAACGAACCACTCGTCGCAGGACGGACATTGCCACGCCCAATGATGCCGCGTGCCGGCCTGCCACTTCGCCCAGATCGGGCTTTCGAGGTCGCCAGCATCCGCCACGTCCCAGAACTCCAATCCGGAGCGCGGGTCGCGCTTCACCTCAACCTTGCCGCGCTTCGGTGTCGAAGTGACCGCGATCTTGCGGTCCCGATAGGTGTCCGCGCGGGCCTTGGCGAGCGTGAAGGGATCGCCCTCGCCGCCCTTCCCGATGGACATCTTGTCGTATTCATCGACATAGACATCGCCGGCCTGATCAGACGCCAGCGAAGTCGCCGATCCTGCCCAGGCTAGACGGACGGACACGCCGTTCACCGTCTTCCGGGTTTTCTTGTTGCGCTTGCCCCGCGCCACCAGATCCTTCAGCCGCTCGGCCTCGTCGAACAGCTTCATGAGCCGGGGCTCGAACTGCTCAGTCACGAAATCCTTGGATGGCCCGACATAAAGCTGCGGCCGCGGCTTCGTATCGAGCCGCCACCCCATCACGTCGAGGATGCCGTCAGTCTTGGACATCTGTGTCCCGGTGATCAGGGCGCAGACCTCATACCGCGGGTCGTCGAAGAACCGCTCAAAGGCAATGATGTACGGGGTCAGACCCGGATCACGAGGACCGGGGACGCCCGCGCTTGCCGGGTAGACCCGGTTTTCGGCAGCCCACACCTCGGGGCTTCGTCGCGGAGGCGACTGCCAGAGCTGATTGAGACGCTGGCACGCGGTCTGCCGCGTTGGCGGCCCGCTTTGCGGCCGCGTTGAAGGCTTCATCGATCCCGTTCTCGATCTTCCGCCGAAGCGAGATGTCCGTGGTCACGCGCGCCGGCAGCGCCATCAGGTCCGATTTCAGTGGCCCACCGAACTCATCGACGATCCGGAGCGTCTCGGCCTGGGCCTCGGCGATCATCCGGCCATCGCGCTCGGCCATCCGCTGCTCTATCTCCGCGGCGCGCGCGTCGCGCATCCGATCCGTTCCGGCAGATTTAGCGGCACGCCGGTCCTCGCCGCGCAGCCAACGGATGTATCGGAGCCGGCAATCGTCGAGGTCGAACGATCCGTCCGCCAACCGGACCAGAATGCCCTCCCCAACCATCTGGGCGGCCCTCTGGCGGGTCAGATCAAGGTGTCCACCGACTATCGCGGCCGAAACGCCTGCTTTTGCCATCGTCCCTCGGCTGACAAGGAAAACGCGTTTTTCAGGGAGGCAAAAACGCTCGAATTTCGGGCCGGACTTCCGCCGCACCGTGAGGGTTCCAAAACACGGTCCCTTTTTGCTATTGCGACATTTCGGCAACACGTCATGGGGGCGGGGAGCGCGACACCGAGGTGGTGTTGCCCCCCTGCGTCAGTTGGCAGAGGCGTCAGAGGACGCGATACAGCTCGTGTGCGAGGCGTGCTGGCAGTTCGCGCTGCACCGTTTCGTAGAACGCAGCCTCGCTGTCCCCGGTCACCATCTCCTCTGGGATGAACAGGCCGCTCTTGACTGTCTGGAGGGGGAAGCGGCCTTTGCCTCTGCGCTTGAGGACAGCGCCACCGGTATTCAGGGCGACACGGTTGGGGAACAGGCCCCCTTTCGTGAACGTCCCTGCGTAGACCTTTCGTTGATTCCATGGAGCGGCGCTCACGCCTCGACGAGTTTCCCGGGCTCCGAAGAACATTAGGCGGACATTCCCGCCCCTGCTCTTGATCTCGTATGCGCCACTGCCGAATGCCCGCTTGGACTTCACGGCTCGGTTGATGGTCGTCGCCTTGAGGCCGGTCTGCTTGACCAGCACCCGGCGCATCTGGGTTCGGGCCTTGTCGCCCGTGTGGTTGATGGCCCTCACCATGGCGAGGGGTGCCTGCTTTCCTGCGGCGCGCATCAGATTACCCATCCGATCGATGCCGGACGTGTCCACCTGAATACTCACGGCCATATCGACTCTCCGGCGGGCCCATGGTCTGATCCCCTGCCGGCCAGAGAGCCGCATTGGGGGGGGAAACATGACGAAACTGATCGGCACCGCTATGGCCGCGCTTCTGGCGATAGCCTCAATCTCGACAGCTTCGGCGCATGGTGGCGGCTGCCGTAAAAGCTCCCCGCCCGGGAAATGCTGCCACATGGACAACAGCACCGGCACGGTGCACTGCCACTAGCGTCGCCCCAGCCTCTGGTGCGCTGCCGCTACCCTGCTGGTCAGGGCCTTGGCATCTTGGACCATGCTGGTGAGGATGAACCGGCCTTGCTGCGCCGCACCCTTGACGTCCCCGGCTTTCAGCGCCCTGATACCAGCCACGGTGGCCTGTCCGCGCTCTTTGCACTGGCAGGGCATCGGGACAACCATCAGGGGGGAGTTATGGCAGACGAGCAGTTCAAGCCCGGCGACGTGGTCCAACTGAAGTCAGGGGGGCCATGGATGACGGTTAAGAGCGTAAGCGCGAACGGGCACACCGAAGTTCAATGGTTCAACGAGAGTTCCGGCACCTTCGATTTGCGCTCGGTCATCCTACCCCAGCACTCGCTTGAAACGGTCAAGAAGCGGACCGATTAGCGCGCTCCATCACCCCTCCACCCCCAGCAGCTTCCGCCGCTTGGCCTCGCGCTCGGCTACCTTGCGCGAGTGCCTGCTGGCCTGCTTATCGGCCCAGGAGAAGTCTCGGTTTTCGGGAAGGTCGCTGGGCTGTTCGCCGGGTGCCAACCATGAGGTTGGCGACGTGGGCAGTTCGTCCAGCGTAGGCAAATCTATAGGCTGATCGCCCATGATCTGTCTCAGGTGAATTTCTCCCGGCAAATCTCGCGTTAGGCTCTCAATGTCAGCGGACCGTGAAACTTGCTCCAAAGCACGCTTGAGATGCCGATAGACGGTGGCTCGCGCCATGCCCGACCTGCGAATCCACAGGGCGAATGATTTGCCTGCCACGATGCTGAAGGCCCACGTCCAGACGATGCGCCGGCTGTCTGGATCGGTGATGAAGTGCGCCGTCCAGTGCTCTAGGACCTCGTTGTGACGCCGGATCGCTGGCGCTGATGGCGGGATGCGACGGATGCGCATCTCCCGCTCCTCTTTGAGCCTCGCGGTGCCCCAGCCGGCCTTGTCCTCGAAGGTGTGCTCGTATTCGGGCCAGCAACCGGACTTGTTGCCACCACCCCCTATCGGCAGGCGCATGTCAGTGTCGGCCGCTTCGAGCCAGCGGGCGCGGACGATATCAATCGGCTGGAGTTCAGACATCGAGGCGGCCCTGTCGGTTATCGCCGAAGATCGGCAGCAGCTTGTCGTTGATGAGCGTGCAGATGGCGGCGCGCGGCTGTGCGGCCGAACGGTTGCCCTTCGCTTTCTGCCTGATCTGAGGGAGGCTGATGCCGTCGAAAGCCTCAAGCCAGGCTAGCCCGGTATCTGGCCACTCGGGATGCGCTAGGATCAGGTCGGAGATGGCCCAGATCGTCGGCGCCACCAGTTCGGTCTTGTTGTTGGCGCTCTCCATGATGGTGCGCAGGACCATGATGAGGTGGCCCTCACCATGTTCGTTCATGATGCGCTCCATGGTCTTAACCGCGCGCGTCTGCCCGGGCCCCTGCGTCTGGTGGACCTCGATAATCTCGATGTCGAGATCGCGGCAGATGTCGCGGAGACGGTCGGTCATGGCACCCGAACCCAGCCGTTTATCAGCGTTAAAGCGCCAATGACGAGAAATCCGAGCGAAACCATCGCCGCACATAGTCCGACTGCGCCAGTAATGCGGAGCCGAGCGCGATAGAACGATTCCGGTTTCAAAATCTCACCGCTAATCAAATTCTGTCTGATCGAGAGATAGCTCGCAGTTCTAACGGAATAATTCGCCCAAGTTGCCGCTCCCGCACTGAACGCACAAAGGATGCCGGCAACAAACGGCCAAAGCCGCGGAACATTCGATGGAGGCAAATTCCAGGCGTCTATCTTTGCCAATACACCGACGATTACGCCCGCGTGCATCAGCCAAAGTGCGTTAATGAGCCACTTGGCGATCGCAACCTGAGCAGCGTCGGCCTGCTGGTGCAGATCCGCTAGGTGGTCAATCTCCTCGGCAACCCCATGATCTTTCATTTCGTCTCCCTCCGCGGCCCCCACCTGTTCGCCGCCCATTGTTTGATCCAAATCATCAATTCCCACGAAATATTATCGCGCGTGGTGTCGATGATGATCCAGCCGTATTCGCGCCAGATCCGACGCTTTGTTTCCTCCGGGACCTCCCGGCTGTTCGGTGCAAAGCGGCCGAGGCTCATCAGAAGTCCCCCGGAGCGACTTGGGCGCAGGGAATGCCCCGCGCGCGCCAAAGCCGAACGCATCGCGCTCGATCCTCAAAGGCCATGATCGGCCGATATCCTGCTGCGAGCACCTCGTCCAGAAGTTCGCCCTTCACGATGTCGTCGTCGCGGTGGTCGCCGAACCGCCGCATGAACAGAGCATTGCCACCGAGGCCATGGCGTGAAAGCCATTCGCGAGTGGAGCCCCGAACGTGGTCTGAGCGGCCTGTCACGAACACCAGTTGAGCGTGCGCGCGGAGGATTTTCGCCAACCCCACGATATGCTCGAACGGCTTGTCGAGATGAATCTCCCCGTACCAGCCGTCCCAGTTCTTGGGCTGCTGCTGAAGGTGGTGGACCCGGTGGGTGCCGTCGGCGAGGGTGCCATCTATGTCAAACAAGTAGCAGGGTGTCATATCTCCTCGAACCTCATGGTGGCGCCCTCAAAGCGCATTTCGCACTGCTCGAATGTCTTCTGGCGGCGGTGCTTGAGGACAATGGCCTCGGCCATTCCTGCCGCCTGCCGCATTTTTGCAGCCCAGTTGTCGCTCGCCTCCGCGCCGGCGCGCTCGTCCGGCTTGTTCCGGCGCATCCAGTTGATTTTCTGCCAGAGCCCCAGGACCCAGTCGGCATCGCGCTCGATGGACGGGGCGTCCGCATCAAGAATGCCGGGGACCGGATCGGGATTCCTTTGCGCTCCCCTGGTGCGTTGGGCGAGCACGATGGTGGGAACGTCGAGGGAAAGGGCGAGGCGCTTCAGGTCCGCCGTCAGTTCAGCCATGCGGTCGAAGCGGTTGGCGTGCTTCCCCACGGCTTGAATCTTGTCGAGCTGGTCCACGATCAGTAGCCCCAGCCCTCGGGTGCGCTTCATCTGGAGCGCCTGCACGCCGATTTCCCGGACTGTCACCTGCGGCGCGGCGACGACGTGGAAGGGCACCGTGTTGTACTGGCGCTCCACTTCCAGCAGTCGCTCCCGGTCAAAGGCGGTGAAAGCCCCCTCGTGGATCTGCCTGACGGTGATCTCGGAGAGGTTCGCCAGTTCGCGGGCGCCCATCTGCTCCCCGCTCATTTCCAACTGGACATAGAGGACGGGCCGGCCGCTGATGGCGGCGTGCATCCCGATCTGAGCAGCAAGGGCGGATTTTCCGTCGCCCTGCGCCGCAATGATGAAGCCGAGATCGCCGCCGGATATCACCCCGAGGATTTCGTCCAGCGAAGACAGGCCGGTGGTCAGATGGGACACCACGCCGCCGGACTGCGCCGTTGTGGCCTGGCGGAGCGCCTTCCCCATCAACTCTCCGATAGGCACCGGGCGAAGCGGAGACGCGGTTGCCGCGATCCCCTGAAGCCGCTGGGATATCTCCCCGATGAGGTCGTCGGCCAACCGTTGACCGGCACGAGCCTCCTTGTCTGCCCACTGGAGAAGACGGCGCAAGCGGTTGTTCGAGGCATTCTCCGCGATGAAATCCGCGTAATCCGTGGCGGAGCCGGCTTCCATGGCGTTCGCATGGAGCGCTTGGAGGATGGCGTCGGTGGGCCCGACGTCGTCGTACTCCTTGTTCAGACGCCCCTTAAGCGCCGCCATGGTCGGCTGGCCGTTCAGGACCTCCGCCACCTCACGCATGGCGCTGAAGATGTCCCGGTGGTGCTGCACCGTGAACATGTCGGCCGTGACGATATTGTTGATCTGCCAGAATGTGTTCGGGGACCGCAGCAGGCAGCCGAGGAACATCTGCTCGTTGATGACGATGTCGCGGCTCATACCGGCTCCAATTGGCTGGCGTTCCATAAGTCCAAGTAATCGGTGCCAGCGACCGGCTCGGCCGCGGTGATGCACTTGATCCGTGCCTGCATCATCCGGGCTTGGAGCGCCTGCGCGGCCTTCCGGCCCGGAGGACAGGCGACGGGGACGTAATCCTCGCCCTGCTTCCGAATGCTGCGGTCTCCGTCCGGGAAGATCGTGATCTTGCCGACGCCAAGCGGCGGCTCGAACCCGGCCATGCCGCTGGTGGAGAGCGCCGCCCAAACCGGATAGCGCCGGCCGATCAGGCACCACGCTCCCAAGGCCGTCTCAACGCCCTCGGCAATGCCGATATGATCCCCGCCGCCTCCGATCCGCACCGCGCCGCCAGATGCAGGCCCGAGTCCGAGCTTCGGGTTTGGAACGTCGGCCTTGGACCGACCGTCCGCCGAGAGATAGATTCGCCAGATCGCGGCGAACTCGCCTTCGAGATCGAGCACCTTGCAGACCAGCACCGGGAGGACCGGGCCACGGAATCCATATTCGAGGTGGGTGAAGCGGAAGCAGTCCGGCCAGCCATCGTCGGGCGTCGGGATTCCGCGGGCGTTCAGGTAGACCTCGGCCAGCGTTCCGGCGATGGGCTTGGCACCGCGCCAGAACCCAGCCGCCTTTTCCTGCTGGCGCGTCTCGTCGGCCTCGTCCTGCTCCTCACGAGCCCGCTGGGCGGCTTCGTTCTGCCGCCTCCTCCGCTCCCTTGCTTGCTTCTCGGCATCGCTCAGGGGCTTCGCCTCGGCTCCTGGGGGCGGTTCACCGGTGAGGGTTTGGACAGCCTCCATGAAGGACACGCCGTCCAGATGCTCGACCATCTTGATGACGTCGCCGCCAACGGAGCCACGGCAGTTGAATATTTGCTTCACCACGTTGATGCTGAAGCGATCTCGCCCAGCGCAATGGACGCAAGGCCCGAAGTATTCCCGGCCGGCGCGCTTCAGTTGCGCCCCGCGCGCCACGGCGGCATCGAGGATGCTCACCTCCCGCGCGCGCTGCACCCATTGCTCGAACTCGGGGGAGCGGGTCATGGTGCTTCCCGCCAGAACACATAGGCCACGCCGGTGGGAATCGGCCGAGACGCTCGCTTGATCACGCCTTCGTCCACCAGCCGCCGGAGTACGGCGCCGACGCTGGATTCCGCCCACACGCCGTATCGCTTCCATATCTGCCGCGAGGTCTCGGCATTCGCCTCACCGACCGGGACAAAGCGGAGAACGTCGTCAATCATCGTCATGACGCCCGTTCCTCGAACAGATCGCCGGGACGGACGAGACGGGCGGCCCTGATGTGCCCAGAGAGCCACCACGCCACACCCACTGACTCAGCGCAGTCGTTGTTCGGCACGTTGAGGCGCAGCAGCCTGCACTGCGCCATAGCCGCGTCCTTCAGGTACTTGCGACCGTCCTCCTCCTTCGCGGGAGACCGTGAGTACCCGAGGAACGCCTTGCGCCAATGATCGGCGGTGACGCTGATGGCGGGAATGTTCAGGCGGTGACAGATGCCGCAAAGGTCGCGTACCAATCCGAAGGTTCGGAGCATCGCGCCCGTGCTGGACGCTTTCTCGGTGACTTTGTGCACTACACCGTCGGCGTCGCGATATTTCTTAGTCCGTTCGAAGTCCTTTGTGCGGGGCTCCTCGAACGCGACGTGCTCGACGTTGTGCGCGACCAGAAGGGGCCGGACATGGTCCCGGAAGCTTTCCGCCATCCGGGCCTCGTAGTTCACGTCCACCTCGCTCCGAGCCAAACCATCGGGGCGCGGCTCCGGATAGCGCCAGCTCTCGATGTGCAGGAATTTGTCGCCCTCCATGATGGCGATGCCCGTGCGCGTGGCGACGTCGAAGCCTGCAATGATCACGGTATCGCCCTCCCCGCTGCATCCTTCCCGGCCCGATATCCGGCGAGGTGAGCCCGCCGAAGCTGGACCGTGACGAGATCAATCAGCCGCCCATGATCGCGGGGCGCCGCGCTCTCGCGGTACAGGGCATCAATGACTTCCGCCATCTGCCGGTCACCATCAAAGGGGCGCCCCGCCATGGCTCAGTCCTCGTCGTCTTCGGAATCGTCGTCCTGCGGCTCCGGCATGGACAGGACGAGATCGCGTTCCGCCTTGCCTTCACGGAATCGCTTGAGCCACGACTGGCCTTTTGGGGATCCGGGATCGTAGGGATTCTGGCTCTCGTCGAAGCCGGCGCGGCCAGCGGCAAGTCCCTCGATGCCGGCCTTCTCGTCTTCCGGTGCCGACTGCGTCAGACCCTCGAACATATCGAGTTGTTCCTTGGACACCGGCTTGCCGAGGAGCTTGAGGTAGAAGATCGTCTTCTCGAACTCCGTCACCATTTCCGAGACCTTGCCGGACTTGATGACCTTCAAGGCGCGCTTGGCGGCCGGCAGATGCAGACCCGCAGCCTCGGCGCGGGAGAACACACTGCGGAGTGAACCGTTCTCCTTATGGAAGTTCTCCTGCGCCTCACGAATGCGGGAGAGATTCACGGCATCAATGGAAAACTGATCAGGCTCGTTCTTCCGCGCTACTTGCGCCATGGGATGCTCCTATGCTGGCTGTTCTGCCGGGTCACGGTGAAGCCAGCGCGTTTCAGCGCGACCCTCGAAATCCTTGAGGAACACCAGCCAGCAATAGTCCTTGGTATCGCCGGACGGCTGTTTGCCCTGGGCCTCAAGCTGCATCGCCATTGGCCCCGGCGGCATCGACGGCCGCGGCGTTAGAAACCAAAGGCGATAGAACGGGAGTGCTGTGATCCACGGCCACGCGGCATTGAGCCTGCGTGTCGGCATGATCATCGCAACCTTGCGCTGCGCCACATCGACGGCGTGCCGCGCAAACTCCTCGGACAGATCAAACGGGTGGTTGGAAACGACGTTCGTGTAGGGACCGGGATCGAGGAAGAAATCTCGGACGTCGTATCCGAAGCCTCGATCCCGCAGATCCGCGCCGGTTGCTTCGTGCCCGGCCGCGCGGGCGGCCTCGACTATGCGGCCAGAACCGCAGCAGGGATCGTGGATCGGCCCGTTGAACTTTTCCTCATCGAATAGACGGCGGGAGCACCAACGATTTTCGGTGTACCAGTCATCGTCCTGCCGATCATACGCATGGGCGGCGACGGCGCGGCGGCCGGGGGTCTCGATCACCGACATTCCAGCATCTCCCGCAGGAGTTCGTTGGCGGCCGTGCTCTCGTCGATGCCGTGTGCCCGGGCATATTCCTTGACGAGCCGCATCACGCCCTCGCTTAGCGTGACGGTTCGATCAGCGTCCTTGGGTGCAAACACGCCGCCGGTCATCGGAACGCCCTCACCTCGGGCTTGCTGCGCTCCATGGCGCGGCGGAGGGCCTGCTCTGCCCGGCTGGGCGGCTTTGGAGCGACGCGGTACGCGTTGGCCTCACAGGACGGGCAATAGGACTTGCCGGGCTTCGTTGGCTGGCCGCAGAAGAAGAACGGGCCGTCTCCTTCCGGAAAGCGGCACGTCCTCGGTTCCAGGTCCGCGAATGTCAGGCGGAGCGACTTCGCCGGTGCCCGCACCACCGGCGGCTTGGCACCCTTCGGCATCGGAGCCGCCTTGGGCTTCCCGATGACGGTGAGGATCGCTGGCGCCGCCTTGGGCTTCCGGTTGCGGTTCCGCTGCTGATACGCCCCGCCGCCCTTGTTCAGATTCTCTCTCGGCGCGGTGCGGCGCAGGCCCAGACGGTTGATCTTGCCGATGATGGAGTTGCGCGTAGTGCCGATCTCTGTCGCGATCTGGCTGCCGGTGGCACCTTCCGACCAACGGCGCTTCACCAGATCGACCCGCTCCTCGGTCCACTCAATCTGAGAGATCGGCATTGCCGGCCTCCCGCGCTTCCATCTTGATCGCCGAAACGATCATCATTTCGGAGACGGCGAAGGTGTCCTCCCGGCTAAACAGGCCCCGTAGGTGCTCCCATTCACGCCGGGACGGCGGGGCTTCCCGTGACAGCAGCTTGGAGAAGTGAGCCACCATGTGGGAGGCGTCACGAACCATGGCGGCGGTGACGGGGACGTCACTCACGACGCCACCGCCTGGGCCGCCGCCGGCGCGGGCTCGAAGAACCACCGATCATCCCACGCAATGCCGCGCTCGTGCGCAGCACTGCGGATGCGCGCCATTTCCTCCCGGCTCGGCTCCAGTTCCCCCCGCTCCCAGCGGGAGACGGTGGCTTGCGTTACGCCGGCAATCTGCGCAAACGCCGATTGGGTGCCGCCGAAGACGTTTCGGCGGATGCTGGACATAGGGAACGCGACGGCGGTCGCGATAGCGGGGCGGCGGCCATCCGGCTTGGACGATGGGGTCTCAAGCGCCCGAAGCCGCTGATGCAAACACCAAAGGGCGAACGCGATCAGGGCGAGCGCCCCGGCCTCCGCAATGGTGGAGATGATTTCGGCGCTCATGACGCCACCGCCTGCCGGGGCTCGGCGTCGTGCTCCGCGATGAATTTGCTGACGCGGGCCACCAGCCTGAGGCTGGGCATGCGGCCGTTTCGCAAATCACCGACGAGATTGGGATCGCCGACGGCGGCGCGCCCAAATGCCGTGGGAGACATCCCCGCCTTAGCGAGGAAGTTTTCGATCTCTGAAAGGAATGCGTCGGATGTGAGCATTCCTACATGGTATAGGATTAACCCTACTTTGCAAGAGGAAAAATCCTATTTGTGTCCTATGTAGGCAATTTCCTACAATTAAGGAATGAGCAACCTTGATCCAGTGCGCGCGACCATCCTCGCTGAGTCCGAGCGACAAGGTATTTCGCTGGCCGAAATATCCAAAGCGGCGGGCATGAACCACGCCTACATCCACCAGTTTATCCACCGAGGCACGCCGGAAGCGCTGTCCGAGAAGGTCCGCCGGGTTGTTGCGAAGAAGCTCAAGATTCCTGAGGACCGACTCATCATCAGCGACCCGCGGGTGGTTCCGCTCGGCGAAGAATTTTCTGAGGACCCGGACCCGGATCGCCCGCTGACCGAGGACGAGCGCCCCTTCCCCGACGCCTTGCCGCAGTTCGTCGGACGCATGGGTGGTGGCTCCACCGGGGCCGTGGTGACCTTCGACGTCGGCGACATGCAAGCCCGCGAGGAGGTCTACGATTGGTGGCGTGTCCCGCCAGCCGTGCTGCGCAACGTGGCCATGTCCGAAAGCGGCCGAACCGCTGCCTTCCCGATGAATGGCGACAGCATGGAGCCCACAATCCAGCGGACCGATATCGTGTTTATCGACACCGGCCGCCAGCAGATCGAGCCTGACGGAATTTGGGCCATCGACTATGGGCTGGGTCGGACGCTGAAGCGAGTGGCGGTGAAGCGGACAGAACACGGCATCCGCTACGTCATCAAGTCCGACAACGAACGATACAAGGACGAAGAGTACTCGCCAGAGGAAGTGACGATCTTCGGCCGGTACGTCGGGCGGTTTTCGGTGTTCTGAGCACGAGAGGGGAAGCCAGCCATGAGACGACTGATGTTCGCAACTCTGCTGTCTGGCAGCGCCATAGTGCTCGCGAATGCGGAACAGAGGCAGATTGCCGGTATCGATCTGGTCGTTGGCTTCCAGGAGATGGCCGGCCAACGCGTGGTGGTGTCCGACTGCCGGATTGGCGGAACGACCAGCGCGTTCGTCCGCTGCGAGACGTCCAACGGATCGGCATCGTACGCCGTGGATGCAAAGTCGCTTTCGAGGGACGATTTCCGATGGGCTCTGGAGAATTGCCCAACCGGAAGCCGGCTGAAGCCGCATTGCACGGTGACGATAGAGGGCGAGGTTGACCGTTACTCGATGCCGCGACTCAAGAACTCAAAAATCGTCAGAACGAAAAAGTAGACGGGCAACGGGGGACACAACAATGAGACGGCTCGCGCTGGCAATCGGCCTCGCGATGTTTTCGCTTCCCTCCCCCTCTGATGCAGCTTGCGGCGACCGGAGCGGCCCAGGCTATCGCGGCCCGAACGGCAAGTGCGTCGGCTGGGCCGAACTCGGGCGGGTGTGTGGATCTCCACCTGAGACGCGCTGCACGCCTGAGAATGTTCAGGAAAACGCCCGTGCCGCGGCAGGCAAGGGCAAGGCCATCGAGGATATGCGGCCGCCGGTGCCCGCCAAGGAACGGAAGTGATGACGATTTTTCTTTTTGCCCTGTCAGAATCGACACCGTCCGCGGTGCTTCAGCGGGTGAAGGATGAGCTTTCTCAGCGGTTCCCTGAGCATGAGTTCAGCCCGCAAACGCTGGCCCATCCGTCGCTGGAAAATTCCATTCTGGCGATATCGGGAACTGTCAACGCCGATACGAACAAGCTGGTGATCGACACGCCGGCGGCCAACGCCGATGAAGTCCGCGAAGCTTTCCAAGACCTCATCACCGAATCGCATGGATGGAGGCTTTCGTGATGTACGAGACGGGGAGCACACCATGAAGCTCGCACTGGCGGGGATCATCGCCCTGGGATTGGCCGGCGCCGCCGAGGCCCGCAACACGCCCTGCTCTGGCAAGAAGGGCGGTGTCGCCTACTGCACCAAGGACGGAAAGTTCATGTGCAAGGAAGGGACGACGAGCGCGTCGAAGCGGATCTGCACGGGGCGTTGATGAGGCCGGCGAAGGTTATTGTGTTTCGTACGCCCGCGAAAAGACGATGCTTGCGCGCTTGACAACCATCAGCAGCGTCAAAAAGAAATGAATGTATATGGCGAAGGCCGCCACCGATACAGCTGCACCTTTCAAATCCATCACGTATGCGGCCAAGAACATGGTAACGAAACAGACGGACAGAAGAATCAGATAGGACACATTATCGTTCAGGTCCTTCATCAAGCCGTTTCGAGCTTTACTGATTTCAGTATAGCGCCGCTTTAGTCGGCCGTCCTCTGGCTCCGAGAGAGGCCGAAGCGACACGTTGTAGAGCGCCACCTGAACGCTTAGCAAAAGGGCGGCGAAGATTGAAAAAGCCGTGATTGATTGTCCAAAAGCGTCCTTACCAACGACGCCCCCAACCCAATAGAATGCGAGCCCAGAAAGAACAGGGATCCCACAAAACACAGCAACATCGGACCACAGAAATCTTCCACGGTCGTCACGCAGCGTTTGGAAATGGGCCGCGAAGATGCAGGCAATATTGACCTTTTGCATCGTCAGTTCATCCCATGGAAGAACTCGTCCATCAACCCATCGACCAAAGAAACCATACTATCCCAGGTCGGGTGTCCGTTATCGGCTCGAACAACATCGTCGGTTACATCGATTAGGCCGACCTCAGAGCCTTGTCCATAGACACCAACTGACCGCTGCTTTCTACCGATCCGGACTTTCGCCCTGACATTCTCGAATTGCTGATCGGCAAACGTAATTAGGCCGCTCGGATCGTCGAAACGTTTTGTCAATTCGCCGTATGTTGAAATCATACCACTTCTCCGCCGGGCGCGAAGCGTCACTTCGTAATCAACATCCTCTATACTATGACCTAAGAGGTACTTGTCCGCCTTGTCGGCTGAGACCATGGGCCTCCAGAAAGTCACCGTTTTCACAGGCGCGTCGTCCATTAAAGCAGCTGCTGGCGTCACAATGCTGAATGACAAAGAATATTCGGGGTGTGCCTCTGAAAATTCTGCAATCATCGCTGGCCGAACGTGGGTGATGCAGGATCGGCCGGTAAATGATTGGAACGCGATGAGGGCAATTTGTGAGCCTTCTGGCGACCAGACTTGGAAATACAGCGGAATAATTTCTACGTCGGTCGCCTTTCTTTGAAACTGCTCTTGTCTGGTGTTCACGTCAGTAAAGGTACTTTCAAATCCGTGCGTGCCATACTTTATGTAACCGTGGACGGCTCGGGTGCCTTCGTAAGGCCGCGGATCCATGTACCAAGTTCTCGTTGCTTCAGCGACGACTATTGGGTCAGTTTTCCGCGCCATAAAGTCCGCAAAAAACTCGTATAGGTCAGGCACAGGGCTTTTAACTTCAGACCCGTCTTGCCGGATGTGCATAGCGATCCGATAAAATCTCAACCCAATGGCGAACGACATTCACCCTGCCCTCCCTCAAGACCTTTCCCCTGGAGGGCAGCGAAATGTGCAAATCGATTCGCGTCAATTGGCAGTTGCATCCTGGGCACAGGTGGAGCGGCATCGCTTTTTGGCAGCGTGTGCTGCCGCTAAACCTCCGACTTCAAGCCTTGGGTTTCCCTCTCACTCCCTCTCTGACTCAGTAATGAAGGTGTTTTTGCGCCTCTGATCTCGTGTTCTGACCCTGTGGTGAGGGCGGTGTTCTGGCATGACCCGACCAATCCCGGGGTCCAGACGCGCTGGAAACCCAGGTTGGTGGTCGGGCCGATGAGCCTTTGACCCTGCGGAGCCGGGCGGCGCACCGGGTCATGGCGGAGGACGTCGCCACAACAGCATCCAGCTACTTCACAGCCGATTCGCCTCGGCCGGCGCGCCCTGGGCTTCTGGACCTATCCCTGCCCTTCCGGCGTATGCGCGCATCCCTGCACCGGTCTCGCCTGTCCGCGGCACGTTCCTGAAATCCGAACGCGGGAGGCAAAGCCGTCTCCGAGAGCCCGACGCATTCGCGCCTCGGCCACGGTGACGGCACCTCCGCGAATAAATCTGCTGCGTAGGAAAGTCCATAGGTTTTTTCCTATTGACACCTGTCGGATATTTCCTATTATCGCTCCTACACCACGGGAGACGATCCTATGCGCCCCAGCCCCTTCCCCCTGAACATGCCCGAGGCCGAGCGCCGGAAGGTGTCCCAGCAGCGGTATGCGGTCCTCATGGGCCAGATCGGCACGCTGGCAAGCGCCATCGGCTGGGACGCCGCCTATGTGGAGCCGCACCAACGGGCGCTGGCTGAGTGCATCCAGAAGCTGGCTGGCTTGGACCTGCACCGGATCGGTCTCCCCGCCGAGGCTTGGGAAGGCGAGAAGATCACCTCGAACCTCTACGGGATTGCGGTGGCGGTTGATCCGCTGATCAAGGCCATCGGTGACGAGGCCGCCAGCAGCTTCAACATTCCGGCCGGCGAGCTGGCGCGCAATTTCGAGGATCAGGTTCTCGGCGCTCTCGACGGCAATGCCACCCACACCGTTGTGGAAGCCGCGAAGGCTTTCGTGGCGCAAGGCCGGGAGGTCGCGTGATGCGCACCCTCCTTCTCGAACCACTGCGTGAACTGGCCCGTCCCGGCACGCTGGGCGAACTGGCCGCCCTCAGCCTGTTCTTCGCGATGGGCTTCGTCTGGCTGGCGCTGGGAGCGGTGCAATGAACGCCACCCTCCCGCCCATGGACCTGCCTCGGGTCGCCTATCGCCGCCCTCGCTGGGAAGTCGCCGCCGTTGCTGGCGCGCTCGGCCTCGCTATCGGGCTCCTGGTTGCCGCCATCGTCATGAAGGGATGCTCATGATGCATACGACGCTGGACCGCGTGCGCGCCGTGATCGCTGACACTATGGGCACGACGCCCGACAAGATCGACGCAAATGCCCACCTCATCGACGACATCGGGTGCGACTCCCTCGACTACGTCGAGATCACGATCGGGCTCGAAAAAGAATTTGCAGTCCATATCCCCGACCGCGACGTCGAACATCTCCACCGCGTCAGCGAAATTGTGGCTGCCATTGATCGGCTGCTGGCTGAACGGGTGCCGGCATGAGCATCACCGTGAAGCAATGGGACGGGAAGCCGATCAGCGAGCCGGGGATATATGCCGGCGTGCCGATGTCGGCCTACCACGGCGCTCGCCTCTGCAATGCGCCCAGCGTGTCGTCATCGGGGCTACGGACGATCATGTCCAAGAGCCCGGCGCATTACTGGTGCGAGAGCCCATACAACCCGGATCGGATCGACCAGAAGGAAGTCGATGCGCTGGTGCTGGGCCGGGCCGCGCATCACCTGCTGCTAGGCGAGGACGACTTCTCAACGCAGTTCATCACCCGGCCGGACAAGTTCGATAGCTGGCGCACGGCCGCGGCGAAGGACTGGAAGACCGAGCAGGAAGCGCAGGGCCGCACGGTGCTGCTGCCGTCGCAGCTTGAGCAGATCCGGGGCATGGCGCGCGGCCTTGCCGGCAATGCTCTGGTGCGCGCCGGAATCCTCAACGGCGAGATCGAGCAGACCATCACATGGCGCTGCAAGGACACCGGGGTCTGGCTCAAGTCTCGGCCGGACGCGATCCCGAATGACTCGGGCGACTTCGCCGACCTCAAAACCACCACCAGCGTTCAGACCGCGGACCTCGCCCGGACCATCGCGGAATACGGCTACCACCAGCAAGCCGCCCTGATCGCCTCTGGCTGGCACGCCCTCACCGGCCGAGACCTTGCCAGCTTCTCGTTCGTCTTCGTGGAGAAGGCTCCGCCCTACTGCGTCCGCATCGTCACCTTGCGGGACGAGGACCTGGCACGCGGGGAACGGCAGAACATGCTCGCGATCCGCACCTTTGCTCGCTGCATGGAGACCGGCGAGTGGCCCGGGCCCGGCTCGACCGATGCTGAATACCTCAGTCTTCCCGAGTGGAAGCAGAAGCAGATCGACCACCAGATTGAACAGGCGGAGGCCGCGTGATGGCGTTTGATGTCGCCAAGATTCAGGACCGGATCGACTTGACGGCCGCGAGCGGCGTTGTCGTATCCGACGAGACCGGCGGAATTCGCTTCCAGAATATGCTGGAGGTGCTTGAATTCAGCAAAATGATGGCGGTTGCCGATACGGCAGTGCCAAAGCACCTGCGCGGCAATCCCGGCATGTGCCTTGCCGTCTGCGTGCAGGCACTGGAATGGCGGTTCTCACCCTTCGCGGTGGCGAACAAATCCTATGTCGTGAATGACCGGATCGGCTACGAGTCCCAGCTTGTCCATGCCGTCATCGAGCAGCGGGCGCCGATCACCGGCCGGCTCCGGCACAAGTTCGATGGCGAGGGTGACGACCGCCGCTGCATCGTCACCGCAACTCTGCGGGAGACCGGAGAGACGCTGGAATATGTCTCGCCGCCGATCAGCAAGATCAATCCGAAGAACTCCCCGCTCTGGAAGACGAAGCCGGACCTCCAGCTTTACTACAACACCAGCCGCGACTTCTGCCGCGCCTATTTCCCGGACGTGCTGCTGGGTGTCTACAGCCAGGATGAGCTGCGCGACCACGTCGGCCCGGACAACGCCAAGGACGTGACGGCAAAGCCGGACGTCGGCAGCCGGCTTAAGGGCAACAAAGGCCGCGGCTTCTCGGCGCAGCATGTCGAGCGCGAGACGCGGGGCGTGGTGGATCAGGCCGCCTCCGAACCGGCCACGGAAACATCAGAGGATGCAGCGTCCAATACCGTGGACGCAGGGGCGACGCAGGACTCGGAGCAGCCGGTCGCCCCCACCAATCAGGAATCGTCCGGACCAGATACCGGCGATGAGGGGCAGGCTGGCGATGGCACCGCAAGCGTCGCCGGCCTGCTGCCCGAAGGATGGGAGCGTTCCTATGCGGATGCGCTGCGGCAGGCCGCGAAGAAGGACTCGCTTGAAAAGCTGGGTAAGCGGTTCTGGGCCGATCACAGCACGACATGGGAGCAGGTGCGAGAGACCGAGCACGCGAACACTGCGTCTGCGATCTTCTCCGCCTTCTGGGATCACTTCGGGAAGCCAGAAGCCCTCGACGCCGTGCTCCGTGAACTGGGAGCGGCGTGATGAACCTGCTCTTTATCGACATCGAATCCTCCGATCTCCCCCGCCCGGGGGCCACCCAGCCGTGGATCGTGCAAGTCGCGGCAGAACTTGAATACGGCGACGGCTCGCCCTCGGAGATGATGTGCTTTCGCATCCGCGCCGATGGGCGGACAATCCGGCCCGGTGCGCAGAACGTCCATGGGATCAGCACCGGCATGGCCGGCCGGTCTGGGATCAATGAGGGCCTTGTCCTGTCCAACCTCTGCGGCCTTGCGGCGGTCGCTGATGCGGTTGTCCATCACGGCAAGGACTTCGACCGGGACATGGTCGCAAGCGCCCTGACGCGGCTCCCAGAGCGCGAGACGGCCATTGGTGCGCTGGACTGGCTGGCAACGATCAAGTCCTGCGAAACCGGCGAAGCCATGGGGCGGGTGCTCCGAGCCTTCGTCAACGACTCCAGGATGCTTGAACAAGCGTGGCTGCGCCCCGGCTTGGAGTTCGTCTCAACGATGGACGCGGCAACGCCGTTCTGCCGGCTGCCCGGCACGCACGAGAGCGGCGGCTATAAATGGCCCAGCCTCGATGAGGCGTGCGAGCAACTGCTCGAAATGGAGCCCCGCGCCGGCCACCACAACGCCTGGGACGACGTCCAGCGTTGCAAGCGGCTCTATCACTGGCTGCGGGATCAGCGGGCATTCGAGAGGGCGGCGGCATGATGGCGCCATCCAGTTACCTCGGGCCAGGTGTCCGCGTTGGGCTTCTAACAATCATCGGAAGAA